TCTCTTGTTCGGGAATTTGTGACGGAACAGCTGTATTCAGGAGTAAATGGTAATGATAAACCATTGCGTCCAGCTTATTTGAATGATCCGTGGTTTTCTACTGATGAAGCCGGAAAATGGAAGAATAATGCAAAGGGATATGCTAAAATGAAAAAGAGAATAACGAAACCGACTCCATCATTTCAAGGTTATCCGGCGCGAGACATTTATACTCCAAACCTCATTATAACAGGCGAATTCTATGATTCTATACGTGTCTCTTCGTCCTCAAGGGGATTGAAGATAGAAACGAGGGGAAGCGATATAGGACCAGATATTGAAAGAAAGTACGGAAGTGCCATATTGGGAGTAGGAGGAAAGTCCCGTGAGTACTTCCTTAAATATGTGCTTAATCCGGCGCTTAAAAACTACTTCTCAAAATTTGGCGTATTATGAGTTGTTGGTGTCAAGGTAATAAACGGCTTGCTTCTATAGAGAAAATGCGGGAAATCGCAAGAAAAGCTGCTAAAATGGAACAATCTGTGTTTGTCCTAATAGAAAAGCCGGATGGTACATATTATTTTGTCAAAGATGGAGAGGATTATGCCGGCACCTTTATTGAATACATATATCCGTAATACGACAAATAGAACAGAATTTATGCTATGTGGTCAGAAAAATTACGGGTATTATACAAAAACAAGAGGAGATATAGAACAATATAATGCTGCTGCAAAAAATAAAATAATTGTTTGTCGAATAGCAAAAACTTATTATATTTGCAGTGCGATGCAGCTTGGGGAAGCGCAGATAAGATATTAAGTATTTCCATAGAGTTGGGAGTATATAAACGGTGCCGAAAGATCCCCAAGCGTTCGGCGCCGTTTTTTTATATTCCCGTGTGTGAAAGGGCACACTACGAAAATTGTATGAATGATATTCAGATTTTCAATGATGACTTGGCATCAATCGCCTTGAAAGTAAAAGAAACAAACGAGGTTCATGTTTACGAACATCCTTTATTCGGTAAAGTTCGTATGTTTGTAGAGAACGGCAAAACTTGGTTTTGCGGAACAGACATTGCAACATCTTTAGGGTACTCCAATCCTCGTGATGCGATAGTAAGGCATTGTAAATCACATGGGGTCGTGAATCACGACGTCATAGATTCAATGGGAAGAACCCAACAAATGAAGTTCATTAGTGAAGGTAATATTTACCGTCTGACTGCTAAAAGCCAAATGCCGAAAGCCGATGAATTTGAAAGCTGGATATTCGATGATATTGTCCCTTCTGTAATGCAGACCGGAAGTTATTCTGTCAAACCATCATTACCTAAAACTTATCTTGAAGCTCTTAAAGAACTGGTGGTAGTTGTCGAGGAGAAAGAGCGCTTAGCATTAGAAAATACGACCATGAAGCCCAAGGCGGATTATTTCGACAGGCTGGTAGATAGAAACCTGCTGACTAATCTGCGTGATACGGCAAAAGAGTTGAAAATACCTCAAAACAAATTCATCTCTTTGCTATTGGAGAACAAATATGTCTATCGTGATGCAAAACGTAGATTGAAGCCTTATGCTGATCATACTCCATCTTTGTTTGAATTAAAAGATTACGAGCATAATGGACATACCGGAACGCAGTTGCTTATTACTCCAAAAGGGAAAGAGACATTTCGGTTGATGTTTAGTGCGTAAGAATTGTACAAATTAAAATGGAAGAATAATTATGGGAAAATTTCCATTCTATGAGCTGTTACATAAAATAGACGATGATAGTAATTTAGCGTGTTGTTTTAACGAAGTATTGAGAAAATTGGATGTTGTAAGGATGATTACATCTCCGTCTACATTTGAAAGAATGTCAGAGGATGTAGATCAACATTGTATTGATTTGTTTTATGAATCTTGTTTGTGGGAGATGTATTTGCATGGAGTCATATCAAAACTACATGGCTGGCAGGCTGCTATAGATAAATATTTAAAGGAATTTGAGGGCAGCTGGAAGTATTATGCCTCATATAAGCGAATAGAATCAATCAAAGAATACGGCGGGGAGGATGAGGATTATGACGACAATGGCAATATCCGGATAGTGAATCTTTCCGATAAAGACCTGGAACACTATACGATTATCGGTGATTTGATTCAGAATGACTGGCGGGATATTGTGCAAGAGACAAAGCCAGAGCACCTGGATGGGTTGCTAGCGGCCCTTCAGACTCAGGGTGAGATATCTATAACTGATATTGTTACAAAGATAACAGGTCAGGAGATTCCTGTATACAGAGAAGATGAAAAAGGTGGGATGGTTGAAATGTCTTTTGCTGATAAAGTTCTTTTGAGAATATCTAATAAAAGTAGTGCGGAAGAATTAGCTATTGTCATATTGTTTGCTTGTACTAGCATTCAATCAATAATCGAAGAGTTGAAGTCTCTTGATAAATTTAAAGATAATAACGGAAGACTTATGTCTATCTACAGGGATATAAGATGTCTATTATCTATGGATTTTAAAGAGATGAGGATAGTTAATAGTTTTTCTCAGAAGAAGTAGGGTTGATTAAATAAAAGGGTAGCTTTGTGGCTACCCTTTCCCGTCGATTGGCGTCAACTTCAGTGTCGGACCGAAATCCCTGACTTATCTATGCTTTTCTATTCTCATTTTCACAATTCTCGGAGCCGTTGAGTTCTTAATCCTGCAATCGTTTTCCAGCTCCTTTACTCTTTCCTTCAACTGAAGGTATTCGTCTGTCAGTAATACAAGTCTTTGAAGTAATATTTCGTATAAGTCCATAACTTTTTATTTTTCGTGATTCGTGTATTCGTATGTATTTTGATGATTTACAGCGTAAAGCCGTATTATTAGTCGTTGTAAAAGAAGTGTTCGCTTCCCTTACGGAACACCCTATATGCTGCATACAGAGTGCCCAGAAGTATTAAAAGTTCTAACATGGCAGTGTGATTATGCTATACTATCCTAGCCAGCTTCCCGTCAGAAGGTTTTCCGCCAAACAGGTGGTTTAAATAAGCCAATCCCTTCTGGGTGACAAGAACCTTGGTGACGACAAATCCTGGATGGTTGGTGCGCTCGATGAACTTCTCTTTCATCTCGAAGTAGCCGGCATCGATGAACCTCTGCTTGGGCTCATTGCGGTTGGCGAAGAATATTCCTGCCTTTCTTAGCTTGTCGAACAGCGTATTGCGCCCGAATCCTAGCTTTAGTATCTTGGCGGACATTCCTATGTCTACCTTGTCGTCGGTGGCGAATGCCGCGTCTGCAAAGTCGGCCTTTGGTTGTAGTTTGGCGTTCCTCTCCTCTAGTTGTTTCTTTTCAAGTGCTAGGGCTTGTTTTTCTTCCTCTGATGAAACAAGGGCTTTCAGTGCTTCGAGGTAAGTTTGGGGAATTTGAAGTTTGCGCTTCTCTAGTTCGAGCTGTTCCCAGCGATCAATAATCTTCTCACGGAGTACTGCGTCGTAGCCGGAGGCGAGGATCAGGCAGCCTTTCTTGGTGAGTTCGAAGCAGGGGAGTTCTTTGTATCCTCCTCTTGGCTGTGGCTGCTTGTAGAATGACTCCTCAAAATTGAGGTGTGATACTCCCTGCTTAAGTAAACTGCGGATATCACGAACTATATTGTCGTGACGCTTCCCTGTAAGTTCGGCTATTTCAAGTGAACTCATTCTATCCGTCTCGTGGATTAACGTCGCCATCAAACTACTGTTATTCGTTTGATTTTGATTGGTGATATTGTTAAGCATAAACAATAAAAAAGGTATATTGCCTTTCCCGCTGCTTAACACATATCACCTATGCTGTGGTTCCATTACAGTTCCACACGGGGGTACAATATACCTCAATATTTTAAATACAAGCATAAAAATGCCTGCATAATAATGCAAGCTCCGCCTGCACAGGTGATTTTATATATGTTAAGCACCGCAAACGTACAAACATTTTTTGAAAAAAGCAAGAAAAAACAACTTTTTTACGTGATGTATGAAGATATATGACGATTTATTTGTATTTATGAACAGTTGTCCGTTAATTTGTCATATTGTATAACATAAAACACACAACTATGAGGTTAATTGTACGATTCGTTATCCTAGTTTTAATACTTTTATCTTGCTCTTCTCCTCATAGTAGGAAGAAGATATCAACTACTATTATTCAAGATGGAGAATTGGTTGTTTCTGTATTCAAAAAAGATTTTAAGAATAATAGAGGAAGTTATCATATTTGGACTAAATATGAAAAGAAAAACAAAGAACAGGTTGATTCTATAAGAAGCACTCTTAGCCTTTTTTCTAATTATACCATATATTTATATAGTGACAGTACATTAGATGAAGGGCATTATTATGCATATAGTCAAGAGTATTTTAAAAACAATCCAATCCAGAAATTTGCAAGAAATCATCAAAGAGAGATATATGTAGAAAATGAAGATACTATTATGCTTTTATCTTCTGAACCTGATGGAATATACAATTTTTATACAAATAAAAGATTAGCCAAAGAGGATGTGTCTTTTATTGAAAAGGCGATAAAGGCATTGAAGATAAATGGTATGAATACAGCATTTTTATATGAAGAAAAAACAGACAATCCAGGGGAAAAATATTATGGATATTATTATAACAATGGGAAAAATATAGCTATTAAGGCTTCTTTAAATGAAAATATAGAGTCAACTATAAAAGATTTAAACGAAGGAATAAAAATAAATTCTATAGCTGGTATTATCTTGTTTCAAGACCAAATAAAGAAGGGGAAAAAGCTGCTTTCAGAATGTGACGATAAGGTTACGCGTGATAAACTCCAAAGATCATTATTGGCTTTTCAAAAAAAACATTTTCCGTTGGCCCGAAAAATGTATTATAATAATGCAAAAGAAAAACTATGGGAAAAGAACATAGAAGTCAAGTTAAGCGGAAGAGATATTACCTTCATTGGTTATATGTTTGCGGATAATGGCACTATAAAAGCGACTTACGAGGAGGTTAGACAAGAGTTGGAAGATCTTAGATTTAAAACAGTTGGTTTTAGATGGTATGAAGGCGGAGATGGAGCTTATTGGAAGTTAAATGTGAAAAATGATGGAGATATATAGAAATGGAGATAATAACTATAATCGGAGTTGTGCTTACAGTATTATTTGCAAAAATAGGTAATAACATATTAAGATAAACATTATGGTAGCATTATATGGATTTGGGCTTATAACGGTAATAACCGTTGCTTTTTGGATTTATACCGAAACTCCATCCGGAAAGAAATGGATAAAAAGGTTGTGATGACATGGATGCATTAACAATGATTGCTAATATCATTTTAAAATAGGAGGTTATATGGATTTTATGATAATGCTTTTTTCAGGTTGTTTGGTGATAGCGGCTGGAATAGCAATTTGGCTAAACACCAAATCCGGCAAGAAATGGCTTGCTAACTTATGATATTGTAGGTAGGTGCTCATAACACCTACCTTTTTTATTATGATCTATCACAAAATATCCAAATTAGAAAAAATAGTGGCTGAAATAAAAGAAAAATAGGCTTTATCAGTGAAAAGTGTGTTATTTATTTGTTGAAATTATTTTTAAGGTATACCTTTGCCAAATAATTATAAAACATTTAAATACACACAACAATGAAGAAAATTCTATTCTTATTGGCTATGCTGCCAATGTTTGTTTTTACAGCGTGTTCATCAGATGATGACGAAATAGAAGGTCCAATTATAAAATCATCCCTTATTGGATCATGGTCTACTGGCGTTGAGGATATTCATAAATATATAGAGTTTGAATCAGATGGTACAGGTTTTTATGCCATATATAATGGAGCAAATATGGGGCAAAACTATTTGTTTTCTTACGAAGTTGATGAAAAAACTATTAGCATTAAAATAACTTATTCTGAAACTAAGGGATTAATAGGGAAGAATAAACAATGGGATTGTGAATTTTCTGGAGATAAGCTAAATATTAAAAATGAAACAGAAAAAGGGGTATACAAGAAGATAAATTAGATTACTACTCAAACATTTTAAATCCGAGAAAATTATGAAAACGTTTTTATTGATGTTGGCTGTATTGATATATTCAACAGTTAACTACGCCCAAGAAAAGAAAGAAGTAACCATTAAGGCTGGAACTATTGTTCCTCTAGAGGCAATAAACAATGTTAGAGCTTCTAAGGTACATGAAGGACAAACTATTGATTTTAAAGTTTCAAGGGATGTTGTTATTGATAGAATTGTAACCATACCTGCAGGAACGATAGCTAAAGGAACAGTATATGAAGCTAAAAGATCAGCATGGTTTGGAACAAAGGGACGTCTAGGTATTAAAGTAAGATATTTAACTTTGCCTTCTGGAGATACTGTAAACTTTGCATCTTCTGAAGTTTATATTACTGGGAAAAATCGTACTCCTCTATCAGTAGTCATCTTTTGTTTCACATGTCTTCCTCTTCCTTGTGGTTCTAAAGCTGAAATGAAGATTGGGTATGAGTTTGATGCTACAGTAGCAAATAATGTAACTGTTGTTTTATAAACCAATCTGCACTCCTAACCAGTTTCCCGCCCGTCTAAAGATGGGCGGTTTTTGTTTGTGTTATTATAATTGCTCGTAATCATATTGGTCTAAGTGATAAAGCTAGTGCTCTTGATAGTGAAGATGTAGGTGCTGTAACTGTTAATAATCTAAATATTACTTAAAATAATGGTGCTAGTGATCAAACAAGTGCTGTTGTTTGGTGTTGTTGTTGTATATTTGTGCAGTCAAGAAAGATCAACGAAATAGCCTCTGTACGCATAAAAGTTTATTGAGAAGTTATTATCATTAAATGATTTAACTTCGATGAAAGGAATAAATATGAAAAGTTTAAATTATACACAAGACATTTTTGCGATAGAAGATCCTGCCAAATCGCTTCTCATGCTTATGAATGAATTAAGAAAAAGAAAAATATCCTATTTAAACGAAATGACACACCTTCATTCATAAGAAATTATCAATATATGCCAGATAATGATTATCATAATGAACTTCAGGACAAATCTGATTTGAACCTTGATTCTTCAAGTTTGTTATATAAAAATAGCCTGTATGACTCTGTATGTCATCCTGCTTATTATTCTTGTTTACAGTTTATGTCGCACAAGTTGATAATAAAAGGAATCAAATTAGACGATCAAGCAAGTATAACGAGCCGGGATTATAATGGACACTCACATAAATATTTAATAGAATCCACGAGGAGGTATATTAAATTTGAGAGTTATAATGATGAAAGAGAATACAAAAGATATATTGGTCAGCTAAAGGAGTTTAGGGAAAGATCAGACTATAAGTCAGTTCGAATAACACCCGAAGAGAGTGAAAAATGTATATATATGGCAAAAACAATAAGACAATATTTAAAATCAATATAATATGCAAGAAAGGATAAATGAGATTAAAGAGTTTCTTATTGAAGTCAATAAGAGGTTCCCGGATTTAAAATTTAAATGTGGGCATGGTTCTTCTGAACATACTTATATTGTAGAAGTATATCCATTATCTGAATTCAAGAACAATGAGATTTATGCCAAAATGGAATTAGATTTCAGTTATAGTTTTGAAGATAAATATAAAGAATGTGATATTATCTTTGTGTCTGAAGAGGATATATGCAAGGTTGAATATGTATTATTTGAGATAGGATATGACTCTCCTATAGAATATAAGAAAAACAATACTATTTTTGATTTTGATTTTGATTCTTGGCTTATAGAACAAAAGGCATGTGAAATTAATTACGCATTAGCAGCATAGTTATGGAAGAAGTAAATAAATCAGAATTTAGATTTGATGGGTATTTAATAAAACACTCATCTATAGATATACGTAAGGAGGTTAACGATGGTATGGAGCTAGGGATATCTATTATTCCTAGTGGGGAGAAGTATAAGGAGAAGTTTGTGCTGACTCTTCAAGTCTCTGTAACAGATAAGAATGGGGATTTTTCTGTTAATTTAACGACGGAGGGCTTTTTTACTTTTAAGGAGAACTTGGATATAAACAAACTTGGAGCTTTTTTTACTATTAATGCCCCCGCATTAATATTTCCTTATATTAGGGCATATATTTGTATGCTCACATCATTATCAGGGGCGGGTAGTATTGTTCTTCCAACTTTAAATTTAATAGATGTTGGTAAGGAATTATCCCAAAAAATAATAAATAACGATATAGAGGCGGACTAACATCCGCCTTTCTTTTTGCCCGTTTCTCTTATCTTTATTCATTCTAAATAGCTTGCAAATATCCTCAAATCTTTCTATATTTGTGCGGAAACCGTGTCAAGTGGCCCGGTACTTAATTCGAACGTTATGGCAAATGAATTAAAAATTACGGATTTAGTAGGTAAAGAAGCTTTTGATCAACTAACTAACCTTCAAACAAAAATTACTGAAACATACAACCATTACAAGCAAAAGGCCAATGAGATGGCCCAGATTATATTTATAAAGCCTAACACCCTTTCAGAACTGTCGGATAAGTCCGCAACGTACAACAAGACTCTTACAGATCTCGCTACAACTCAGAACAAACTGGCTGCCCTTCAGAAAGAGCATGAATCCGTCCTAAAGAAGATAGAGGAGCAAACTCGAAAAAATGTTGCTCAGATATTAGATGAGGCTAAAGCAAATGAATTAAATGCTGCGGCTGAGCTAAAGGCGCAAAAGGCTGAAACAGAAAGGCTGAAACAGCAAAGAATGCTTAACCAAGAGAAAAGGAAAGCTAAAATAACCACCGAGGAGGCCATTGCCTTAACCAGCAAAGAAGTACATTCTATCAATGAAGCAAAAGAGCAAAATAAACTATTACGTATAGCTGTTGCTCAGGTAACTGATGCCGAAGATAAAGACAATAAAATTAGGCAGCAGTTAAATGGGCAGATAGCAAAGAATACTGAGTATATACGTTTCAATTCCGATGCATATACTAGGCAAAAAATGGCTATTGGTTCTTATAAAAATGAAATCAAGGCTGCATTGGTGGAATTAAAGAATGGTAATAGTACATTTAAGAATCTGGGAATTGTAGCAAAAGGGTTTGGCGGTATTCTTAAGTCTAATGTTAGTGCAGGCCTTGCTGAAGTACGAATAGGTGTAGGTTCGATGATAAAAGGAATGGTGGGTGCACAAGCCGTAATATCGGGCTTTCAAAAATTAATAGGGCTATTCAAGTCAGGGGTACAATCCATTATCGATTTTGAGGCTGCTAATAGTAAATTAGCTGCTATTCTAGGTACGACTTCGAATAATATGAAGGATTTGTCTACTGACGCTCAACGCTTAGGGGCAGCAACTAAATATACTGCATCAGAAGCGACTAATCTACAGATAGAATTAGCTAAATTAGGCTTTACTAGAAAGGAGATTCTACAATCAACAGAAGGAATATTGAAATTTGCTCAAGCTACTGGAGCTGATTTGCCAGAAGCGGCAGCTTTAGCTGGTGCGGCATTGAGGATGTTTGATGCAGAAACAAGAGAAACGGAACGTTATGTATCTGCAATGGCGGTTGCAACAACGAAAAGTGCATTATCTTTCTCTTATTTGCAAACAGCAATGCCTATTGTCGGTCCAGTTGCCAAAGCTTTTAATTTTCAAATAGAAGATACCTTAGCTTTATTGGGGAAATTATCGGATGCTGGCTTTGATGCTTCCATGGCTGCTACTGCTACAAGAAATATATTACTAAATCTAGCAGATGGAAGTGGTAAATTAGCTCAAGCTCTTGGAGGTCCAGTAAAGACTCTCCCAGAATTGGTATCTGGTTTGCAAAAATTAAAAGAAAGAGGGGTAGACTTAAATACTACGCTAGAGCTTACAGATAAACGTAGTGTTGCTGCATTTAATGCCTTTTTGACGGCTGCTGATAAAATAGTTCCTTTAAGAGAGCAAATAACTGGTGTTGCTGGAGAGTTAAATGATATGGCTGAGACTATGGGAGATAATGTTCAAGGGGCAATTGCAGGCTTGTCGTCAGCTTGGGAAGCGTTTATGCTATCTTTCTATGATTCAAAAGGAATAATGAAAGATGTTCTTGATTTTTTTGCAAAGGGACTTAGAGAAGTAGCTAGACAATTAAAATCAAATGATCAGTTACAAGAAGAGGCAAATAATCAAGCGGTTGCAAATGCTCAAAAAGAGATGAGTCGATCTGATGTCTTGGAGAAACATCGTGCAAATATAGCTCGTTTATATAAAGAAAAAATTAATGAAGGGATGAGTGCGGACCAGGCGGCTATTGCATCCAAAGAAGAATATATTCAAACTCTTCGGAGTCGATATGAATATGAAAATACTGCTTATCAAATAGCTATACAAGATAGAAAAAAAGCGGAAGAAGAATTGGCAAAGGTTGGCTTGTTTTATTTTAATAGTTCAAATGGATTGTCTAGAAAACAATTACAAGAAAATATCAAAACTGCAATAACGGCTGCTGCTGGGAAAAAAGCTATTGCCTCTGTTACTGAATCTATAATTGACGATTTAAATAAAATAGATTTAAAACAATTGCAAGTATCTAGCGGTGTATCAACGTTAACCGATAAGGAGAAAAGAGCTTTGGAGAAAGCTAGTAAGGAACGTCTCCGTATCCAAAAAGAATACCAGCAATCAGAAATAGACCTAATGGATGAAGGTTTGGGTAAGGAATTGGCAAAAATCCGTTTAAACTACACACAGCGCATTGCGGCTGTTAAGGGTGGTACCCAGGAGGAAATGAAGACAAGAGAGAATCTTGCCATTGCTATGGAGGATGAATTATACAAGAAGATTTATACCTATAACAGAGATAAAGAAAAGATTAATCTCCAAAACAGGTTAGATGCTCTTTCTACTAATTCGCAAGATGAGCTTGATCAGCGATTGAGTCTCCAGCTTCAGATAAACGAGATATTAAGAGAATCAGAAGTTGAGGCTGCAAAGAAAACAGGAGAAGATATAAATGCTATCAATGAGAAGTATAATAAAAAAGCCAGCGATATTGCTGTGAAAGGTGCCCTGGAAAAGGCTGGCTTGATTGAGAAAAATACGGCAAAGGAAACAAATATAGTCAAAAATGGTGCAGAAGATCAGCTTCGTGCATTAGAGTTAAGTTACCGTAAAGGGGAAATTAGTGAAAGGGAATATCGTCAGCAGACATATGAGATAACTAAAAAATCTGTTGAAGCGCAATTGGAACTGCTGACAGCACAACTAGAAGCAGAATTAAAGGTTCTTGACCCGGCTAGTGATAAATCTGATCAAATAAGAAAGAAGATTGAATCTTTAAGAGCTGAAATTCGTAAGTTAAGAGAGGAATCTGAAGATTTAACATACGGCAAAGAGAAGGAAAATCGTGTAGAGTGGGCAGACGCTTTTACCGATGCTCTTTCAAATATGAAAAGCGCAGCTGAGGAGTCTTTGGGTGACACTATAGGAATATTCAGCTCTTTTTATAGTGTAATCGGGAAATTAACCAAACAATTTGAGGATTCAGGCATCTTTTCATTGTCTAAATGGTGGAAAAATTTAAATCCGACCGAAAAGGCTACTGTGATATTGGAGGCATATGCGGAATTGTTCAATGGAATTACTTCGCTAATGACATCCGCCTTTGATTCCCGCATTGAGCAGATCGAAGAAGAGCAGGAAAGAAACGAAGAAGCCGCAGAAGAAGAAAAGGAGCGTATTGAAGACTTGGTTGAGAGTGGAGTTATCACAAAAGAAGAAGGTGAGGCCAGAAAGCGTGCCGCAGAAGATACAACGGCTCGGAAAAACAAAGAATTGGACAAGCAAAAAGCGGAACTGGAACAGAAACAAGCTAGATGGCAAAAGGCTAACTCAATAACTCAAGCAACAATTTCCACAGCTCTGGCAATAATGCAGGCATATGCACAAGCCGGGCCTTTTGCCGGTCCCGTATTTGCGGCTATTATAGCTGCTATTGGAGCTGCTCAAATAGCCATGATCGCAGCCCAGCCCATTCCCAAATATGCAAAGGGGACAAAGGACAAATCTCACCCAGGAGGTTTGGCTATTGTCGGTGATGGCGGCAAGCGAGAGGTTATTCTTACGGATAGCGGAGCTTATATCACCCCATCTGTTCCTACTTTGGTTGATATGCCTAAGCATGCAGAAGTTATTCCGGATGTAGTTGACTATAAAAAAATGACTCTTCGTTCTGACGCAATGATGCTTGATAAGATGAGGCGTGACAAAGGGGAACCGGTTATTGTCAATGTAAACAATGACTATAAAAATCTAGAACGAAAAATGGATGTGACTAATCAAGGAATGTCAAACTTGAATAAGACATTGCGAAAGATGGCCCGTTCCGCAGAGTATCGTTATCTTGATAGTAAATTATAATAAAGCAACACCATGTTATACAATGATTTAGATAAAATTCCTTTAGACATCTTCATTGATGTCTTCTTAGGAGAAAAGAGAAAACTCATAATAGATGGCAACCATTCAGAAGAAGAGTTGGAAGAGCAAGCCTCCATGCTGATATCTGAATACATTGAAATTGTAGGCGGTACTTCTGTTTCTGCTGAAATTCTGAAGAAGAGCAATATGATCAATCTTCATATAAAAGTTGAATGTATGAGGATTGCGGAACTGATGGCAAATCGGGGAGAATGGGATGAAGTGGTTAATATCTTAAGATCCTTTGGATATCAGCTATTCCCGTCTGAACATGAAAAAATTAGAAAGCGGATATCGGCTATAATGTCGCAGAGCCGTTATTTAATAGAAAGCTATAACAGCAAAAAGGCAGAAGAGCAATCTTCCAAGATGGACAAAAACTACTTTGCTAGGGAAAGAGTTATGGTTATGGCTCATTTTGGCATGCAAATCCGCAAGAATGAGATTACTGCTAAGGAATACGCATTTATGGTCAAGCGTATGTGCGATGATGTAAAATCAATAAAACGTAAGTAACCATGTATTTTAGATGCCAGATTTTAATAAATGGAATATCCTACGAGGCAACGGATGATCTCAAGAACTGGGATGATTTTGAACTTGCTTATAAAAGAAGTAATTATGACGGAGTACTTCGTTCTTTTAGCACTAAATTTGAGCTTGTAAACCGGTCTTATAGTTTGCTGAAGGAAGAATATTCAAAGAATTACCTTTCTTCCAGTGCCGGTATAGCTTTTTATAAAAGAAACAATAGCTGGAACTGGGATAAGGTATTTCAGTGCGCTTTAGATTTTTCCTCTTATTCGGACGATGGGTATACAATCTCTATTAACGCAATTGATGATACGCTGGCCGCCATCATTAAAGCTAAGAGAAATATACAATATGAGTATCTTGTATCCGAATTAGGCCCAAAATCGCTTTACTATGATGGGCTGAAGTCTCAATATGAAGCCAAATATATATCAGGGGGGACTACTGTAGAGAATGATGCTGATCTTCAGTATGTGCAATATTATGGAGTATTAATCCCTGATAGTAAACAAGAATCAGTTACGGTGAGTCTTCCGGTGTATGTATTGGACAATAGCGAGCTTCCTAAATTAAACTCTCCCTTAGTGTTTACAGATGAGCCATTTGTGACAGATGGGAGCTTTCAGACCTTTGCGGAAGCGCTTTCGGATATTAAAGTTACAGTAAATTTGTCTTTTTCTTTTTATATTATTGGTGATAATCAACAAGGCACTGCTTATGGCGATGTGGTATTATATGTAAAAAAGGCAAATGGTGAACTTGTTCAGCAAGGGATATGGAGACATATTGCGGGAAACATGCCAACCATTGTTAGTTCGCAAAAGGATATAGATCTTTATACTGGTGATTTTATAGGAATGAGTTTAGTATTATCTAATTCGGCTAAACCGATAACAATGACATGGACTACTTATCTGAGAGGCTTCTCCTTATCTGTAAATTTCCAATCTCGTATCAATCCTGTCAATATAGATGTCCTTCTTTTGACCACTGTTGCAGAAAAGCTCCTTGAAAGCATGACGGACAGCAGTGATTATAGCGTGGAGATAAACAATTATGTGCCTGGAGGAATCACCCGGAGTCGGCTTTCTTCGTGTTTTATAATGCCGGCTGAAAGCGCAAGGAATCTCCCTAATGCAAAACTATATACCTCTTATAAGAAATTCTGTGAATTCATGGAATCTGAATTTGGTTACGTTCCGGTTATAGAAGGGAATAAAGTTACCTTCGCTCATAGATATGCATTATTTGATGATTATGTCGTAAAAGACCTTTCAGATCAGATAAACGATTATGAATATAGTGTAAATTCGTCTCTAATTTATACCTCTGTGAAGGTCGGATATGACAAGCAGGATTATGACAGCATTAACGGTCGTGATGAGTTTCGGTTTACAAACGAGTTTTCAACAGGGTTGAAACTAACGGATAATACGCTTTCTCTTATTAGCCCTTATCGGGCGGATGCGTATGGAATAGAGTTTCTTGTCCAAAAAAGAGGGGAGGATACCACCGATAATGACAGCGATAATGATGTATTTATCGTGGGATGTAAATTTGCTACTTCGGCAGGGAAGGGGGATCTGTTATTAGACCGTCCATACAATACCGGTCAGTTGTCGGGATTAATCAGTCCTGATACGATGTTCAATATAGAATATTCTCCTCGCTTTATGCTGGAAGAAAATAAGCAATATATAGGCTCTTGTACCAATATGCTTAAATTTACTTCTTCGGATGGTAATAGTGACGTCTCAATAGATGGAGTAAAGGAAACGGATGATTTCCTTATCGAGAACCGCTTATTTACTGTCGGAGAAGTAGACATCGAGACGAGTGAAGTAGACATCCCTTCCAATTTATCCGGATTAATCTCTTTTGATCATAATGGAGAGGCTGTCTCCGGATATATCAAAGAAGTGAAGATTAATGTCGGAAAGACCGAATCGGTAAAATATTCTCTAATTGTGAAAGAGATAAAAAGCTGATAAGTTATTGCTATTATCACGATAATTAGTATATTTGCATTGCAGTGTCAAGTGGCACTTAACCCATAAAGAACGAAAAGACCATATGATTAAAATCGGTGACATCTGTCCATTGTTCTTTTCTCCTCTAAAGAACAAATTTCAGCAGGATATAGACTATATCCAACGCTTTCATGTTAATGACAGAATTCTAATTCAAATCTTTTCGAATGATGCCAGCCATGCGGTAAGAGCTTATCTTTATAATTTGGTATCAGGCGTACAAACAGTTATTTCTCTTTCCGAATATGAAGTGAATGATACAGTAAAGATGTATTATTCAACAATTACCGGGCTTTCTGATTCGGTATATACCCTTGAGGTATCGGATGCTTCCGGTGATTTTCAATCTACTAGCGAACCATTTTTGATTTGTTCGGATAGTCTCCTTCTTGAAGAGACCTGTCTCATAAAATATTCTCATAAAGACAATAATTCTCCTTTTGATAATATATTCTGGGTTGAAGAAACTCAGTTGTTTTTTGAACTCAGGACAGAAGGAGGATTTAAGCCGAATAGTTATTCTCCAAAAGTTGAAAATGAGCAATTCCGAAACCAAAAGCAGGAAATTATAGAATTGTATTCGGTTCCGTATGACACATTCTCGTTATCATGCGGCAATTCTTCCGGTATTCCTTACTGGTTTATTCAGTTTATAAATAGAGTTTTATGCCTTTCTGATTTCTATGTAAATGGTGTCGCTTATGTACGTTCGGGGAATTCTGTCCCTGAAGTGACTCAGATATCTGAGGATAGCCAAATGTTTTGGGCTTCGGTTTTATTGGAAAAAAGAGAGAATAATCTTTCCGGATTGGGAGGTATACCGGGCGGATCATCAGCGATCAATCTTGTTGGATTTAATATAAATAATCCCAAAGAAGGAGAAATGCTACAATATGATTCTTCCCAATTGGCTTTTGTAAATACTGATAAAATTGAAGTGTAATGAAGAAGAAGGTAACAAAAGAGTTGTGGTATGGAAGTGAGATAGACAAGGATGGCAATCCGGTATATCCTCCGTTGGCACCTTCTGAAGAAAGGCATTTAGAAGGATTGAATCAAGGGGAAGTATATATACATAATAGAGATGAAGATCCTAAAATTGTCATTGTGACCGATAAGGGTAATGTAAAAGAAATAGGTGGAGATGGTGAAGCACTAGAGAAAAAATATATACGAAAGGATCAACCGGATGGTACCGATTTCTTGCTGAGTGCTAACGGTGGCCTTGTAGTGCGTGGCGGAGAGTTGATAGAAGAAATTGAAGATTCATTGATTGAAGAATTAGAATAATATGGCAATACTAAGTAACGGTAAGTTCTACGGATTTCTTTGTTCTGTGAAAGCGACAGGACGTAAGTTGTCAAACGGCGTTAAAGAATACGTCGAAGACTTCATGTCCGGATTTACCGGTCATGGATGGAAACTGTGGGAATATATCAAAGGCAAATGGAAGCTGGAGATAGACAGTCTTGTTGTTCGCGAGACAATGGTCGTTTTTGAGCTCCTCATTCAGAAGATCCGCGCGGTGAAGGGGGCACTGGGTATCACTCAGGCATGCGGTCGTATAAAGACTGCCACGCTGGATGAGTCGGGGCAGAACTGGCTGGTGACTATTGAGGATGAGATGTCTTTTGTCGCACACGATTTCATCCGGTGTCAGGATTGGACGAATGGTACCCTTAAAGGCTATTGGGTCGAGATATCCGAGATACGCAAGATTGACGGTGTTGATACAATCGTCATACCCGTTAGTGAGTTTACCGGTGGTATAGGTTACACAGACGGCATGGAGGCTGTCGATCCGGTCTTGTCTGGCATGACGACTCCGGCCATCGGTGATGAGATTGTCCAGTTCGGTAATTCAGTTAATGTGAATCGTCAGAGTGCGATTTATCTACATGCCGATGAAGGTGGTCAGCCTGCAATCGATATCTTATTTGGTATCAACAGTAAGAGTTTTGCCGGTTGTACGAAAATCCGTATGGGCGGAGAGCTTCCTGGAACGGACGGTCTTAAAGGTTTCTACTGCGAAAACGGCATGATCAAAGGGACGGATTCTACTGGACATGTTGTTTACTGCATCTATCCTGACGGAACCGCAGAGTTTGGAGACGGATCAGCGAAGTTTGCTACGGATAAATCCGGATATATAGCCGGAGGTGCCATTTCGTGGCATTGGGACGCGTCGAAAAACAAATATGTATGCTCCATGAAAGGAGTGGTCCTTACATGGGATAATCTGGACGAGGAGACAAAGGAGAATCTCAAGGGTGAACCGGGTAAAGACGGACAGGACGGTACGAATGGCACTGACGGCAAAGACGGTACAAGCCTCATTTTTATGGGAGAATTCTCTTCTGCTCCGGCAGATCCTCAGAACGGATACTGGTACCGTAATACCACCGACAAGAAATGCTACGTATACCAGGATGGCGCATGGTATGTAATGACTGAGGATGGTAAGAATGGTCTTGATGGAGAAGGAAGCATCTCTGCTGATCTTGACGATGAGATGCAGTCTGTGGCCTGCAATATATCCGGTGCGGTAACATCCGGTTTGCCTATCACAACAACATTCTCCATGTTCTACGGAACGACTGAATTGTCTCTTGACTCTCTTTCCGTAGGCAGCATTACAGGTGTGACAGCAACAGCTGACCGAAGTACCGGCATCGTTAAAGTAACGGCTATTTCCGCTTCTGTGGCTGATGTAATTCGTATCCCTATAACCGGAAAGGCAACATATAAAGGTGCTCAGTATGAGAGAACTCTGCAGTTATCTATCAACAAAATAAAACCTGGAGCAAATGGTCAGAATGGAACTGATGGAACCGACGGAGCAGATGGTCAGAATGCTGTCATTTACTCGCTTCAGCCGTCGACTAATATCATAAAGAGAGATGCAAACGGGAACAGTGACGTGTCTAAGATATCCTGTCGGGTAATGAAGACCGACGGAACTTCTACTGTCGTATCCTCTCTACCGGTTGGCTATTCAATGGATTATATCATAGACTCCGGAAATGCAACTAGTTATACTCCGGATAGCGAAATCTCCGTTTCCGGAATAACAAATAAGATACAGTTCCGGCTTTATAATGAGACATCGGGAGTAGTATTAATTGACCGCGAAACGATTGCTGTTGTCTCAGACGGAAAGAAGGGGCTTGACGGAATAAATGGTGAAGATGGTAAAGACGGGCTTAGTATTACGTGGAAAGGGGATTTATCAAGTGCTCCGTCTAATCCAGAGAAAAACTGGGCATATCGTAATACCAGCAATGGTATTGTCTACATCTATAACGGAAGCGCTTGGGAGTTGATGGTTGCGGATGGCCAAGACGGAACAGATGGTACTGACGGCACAGATGGCCTGAGCGTTTTCGTTACATACCATGACAGCGAAGATGAACCATCTCGTCCGACCGGAAGCGGGACAAGCGGAGGATGGCATACTAACGCTACAAAAGATGTTGTCTGGATTTCTCAGAAGGTCGCTTCAAGCGCTTCTTCCGGCACATGGGGTGATCCTATACGATTCAAGGGATTGCCGGGTAAATATACGGAGCTACGGTATAAGTATGCTTTCGGAAAGCCTGCTACGCCTACCGGTACAAATCCGGCAGGATGGTCCCTTTCTCCGGATCGGGAGGATATTACCTTCTCTTATTCCGGTGACTTTACAAAAGATGGTGATTACTATGTCTCTCCATCTCCTACATCTCATTCCTCGACATACAAGCAAAGAGTGTCGTTTACGACAAGAAGGGCTAATCAGATGATACATATAGAGATTGATGTATCATCCGAGCAGAACTACGACAAGGGTATTGTAGAAGCCCTTGATATGTCCTATCACATGGACAACGAACATGCCTGGGTGGGAAGTGGAGTAGCCAGTGCCGTGGTAGATATTGCGGTTCCTACATCTGGCAGCCACTTTGTGGAAATCGTATATACGAAAGACGGCAGTGGAAGCAGTAACGAGGACAGGGTAAAGTTCCGCATGCTCGATCCTATTACCTGTTGGTATTCCACCGCGGTGATTGATGGTGAAACGACTCCTTCCTGGAGCGAACCTGTCATATTCCCGACAGACTCCAAGACCGAGGAGCAGGTCTACCTGCTTGCTAAGTCTAAGCGGGATGTTATTGACCTCCCGACATCCAACGAATACGTTAATGAATACATTGGCGATGCTCCTGAATACAGTAGCTCAAAATTCTATTCGGCAGGTAACATAGTCAAATACAATAATGTATACAAGGTAGCTATTCAGGCGCATTCGGGGATTGCTCCGACCAATGATGCATACTGGGAAGATGTGCTCTGGTGGGTGGATAATCCTCGTGGAGCATCGGAAACTTATCCTTATGAGTACACTTGTGAACGTACTCTACAGGATGGAAAGTGGGGAGAGTATAAGAACTATCGTCTCTTTGGTCATTACGGGAAGGATGGTAAACCGGGTGAACCTGGTACTCCGGGAGAGGATGCAAATCTCCTTCCCTGGGTAGAAGATTGGAACAATAATAAAACAGAAATAGGTGGAGAGTACCTTATTTCACCTAAGATATTTTCTGGAACCAAGGATAGCAATGGGAAACTGACCGGAGTCGCGTTAGGAAGAGACTGTGTAACTGTTGATGGAGAAAAAAAGACAGGGATTTTTGCTCTTGATCAGGACGATCTTATGCTTGAACTCGACCCTTTGAATAAAAGGTATGTATTCCGGGGTACAAATATTATCGGTTCTCCTAATGGGCAGAGAGTGGTTATTAGTCCGGATAGCAAGGATATTAAAATATTTGATGATAGTAACAAAAATGTTCTACGTATTGATGGGGCCAGCAAAGACTCTTTAAATGATTTGTTTAGCCAAAATATTCCTACGATTAATGTTAAAAACATTCCGGCATCTGTTCCAAGTCAGGAAAGAGAATACATGGTGGATATTACTGACCCTATATATGTGACTGGGAATGTAGCACTTGATGGACGATTTTTCGGTGGTTATACTAGCTCATCCCCTAATACAATATTTGTTGAAATCATTCTTAAGGCTTATAGCGATAGCTCATTGCAAAATATCATATATGCAGATTATATATATTCAAAGGTTGTCTCATACAAAACTGAACACACCTTCAACGATGAAAAGTTTACAGGATTTTTGGTAAGCGGATATAATGTATTGTCTTTAAGACTAGCTATGTCTTATCAATATTCTCATAGTTTCTCAATAAATAATATGTCCATTACTCCTGTGGTAAATGAGTACTTATCTTCACTTTTTGCAAATGGAATATCATTAGGAACTTCTTCAAAAAATCTTTTTTCTGTAATGAACAGAAGAGTGAATGGTATCAACTCGATACAAGCAATTTTATCAGATGGTACATCGGGGCTGAGATTGGATAGCAATGGTTTGCAATCGTTGAGAAATGGTCGCTGGGGAATGGTACCTTCTATAATTTGTTATGGAAGGGCATATTCTACGCCTTCAAATGCTTATATAAGAAGATGTAAAAGTTATAACGGTGACATTCCAACTATAACTAGAATGTCATCAACATTGGGATATTTAAGAATGAATATTCCTTCTTCATGGACTGCTGATGGATTTAGCGAAAGTACTGTTCAAATCATGTTAACAGGATATGGACAATCTGCAAATGGTTCCGCTTCGAATATGAGTGAATTTCTGATCAAAGCAACTGTACTTTCTGTAACTTCTAGTTATGTGTATATCGGATTATCAGATGATGATACGGGAAATGATGGAGAATTTTATTTTGAAATGAAATGGCTTTAAAAAAAATAGATATATGCGAGTAAAAGGAACGATAATCAAAGCAGTCATCTCCATCGACCTTCCTTCTGGATTGACGATGGACGATATAGACTTCTCATGCCGCTTCTTTGTCTATTACTGTTCGAATGCGTCACAGATAATAAAGAAGTCCGAGATGATCCGCGTCAATGAGAATAGCTACACCTGCTACATAGACACAAAGATAATCGGTACGGGTGAAATATGGCTTGAGACTACGGCTTATCTCCCAGACTCTGATTACGAAAGCGGTACAAGAGTAGAGATAGACAAGATAAATACTGGCATAAAGACGGTGTGACATGGGATGCATATCTGTACATATAGAGGCGATTAAGGGTATTGGAAATGTATCGGTCAAGGCTGATGAGATGAAGGTTTCCGCTTCGGCAACGGGCATGAAGGTGTCGATAGGAGTTGTCTGTGATGTTGGTAAGCAGGCTTATTTAAAGGTAGACCCTGAATATATATGGCTGATGCCTTCGAATAACTTTGAGGATAACGTCGATGTGTTGTCCAATGTGGTATGGCAGGCTGTGCAGGAAGAATGATATAGTTAATTGAATTGTTTTATTTAAATATTGTTGTATTATGGCAAAACCTAGTTGGTTAAAATTAAATCCGTCTACCGGATCAGGTAACGGAACAATTGCGAATAGCGCAGACGCTCATACTGGGCGTACAGCTCGTACTGGTACAGTAACGGTTACCGGTGTTGGTGTTTCTACTCCTTCGACCTATAAGGTAACTCAGTCGCCGAAGTCAGAGTTTGCTGCCTTTGATAATGGCTCAGAAATGTCTGCTCCTAAAACAGCGGGCACTGTGACTGTCGAGGGTAAAACAAACTCTTCAAAACTGACGTTTGCGTGGGCGGGAAGCGTAACAGATGTTACTTTGCCTGCAAAGTATAGTGCGAATGGAACTCAGATTAACAATGCGGCTACTATTACCGGTGATCCGGGAGCTACTGCAGAATTTCCTTTCTCTATCGAATTGGAGTTTCCGGCAAATGAAACTATTGAGGAAATTACGAGAACTTTGAAGGTAACAGCCAATGGCGGACAAGCTGCTCAGATTGCTATCAAACAAGCTGCCGGTGATGCTACATTGTCCGTATCTCCGACAGAGATCACTATTTCTCAGAGTGGATCTGCTGTATCCGTGAATGTTACGTCTAACACTTCTTGGACTGCTGCGTAATGAGCATACAGATTCCTTGGAAAGAAGGAGAAGGTAACATCGTTATCACTCCCGGTTCCAATGGGACCGCAAGCGTATCAAGCGATGTTGCCAATGAAGGACTCGACTGGGAGCAGACTGTTGTGTTTAGAACAACTAATAGTGGAGCACAGGCATCTGTCTCCACTACCATCTCGCAAATAGGAAAGAGGCAGGCGTTTGCTGTTGCTGAAGGCCGTTTCTTGTTGTCAGATGGAAGTACGTTTAATGTGATTAAAAAAGAGTTTTCATGAGTGATTATAATAGCGGATTTACAGGGGATAGAGTTGTAGAATTGCTAAACATGATTCCCAATTTGGCAAAGGCAGACTTGTCTAACGCTATGACTGTATCATTGGGCCAGAACGGGTATGCTAAGTTTAACAATGGTTTATTAATACAATGGGGATACAAGACAGGAAGTTCTAGTGGTACTAATACTACTTATACATCAATATCGTTTTATAATGCTACATATGTTCCCGTTATTACTTATTATGAACCGGGCAACGGTATGAATATTGTCACAGGTCTTATTATAAATAAACAGACTAGTTATTTCACGATAAGGAGTAGATATGCAGTGGGAGATTCAAACGGTACCGGTGCAGGAACTAATGATTTTTATTGGATAGCCGTCGGGCGTTGGAAATAAATAATATTATGGCAAAATATTGGAAACAAGGATTCTACGATGAGCTGCAAGAAGGCTCAGTAGAGATAACGGAGGAGTATTGGCAGGAGCTGCTGAACGGTCAGTCATCCGGAAAGGAAATAAAGGAGAGCGAAAGCGGCTATCCCGTATTGGTTGATCATGAGTATACTCTTGATGAACTAAAAGAGAAGAAGATAGCGGACATTAATGCTTATGACAAGTCAGACGCAGTAAACTCTTTCACCCTTGCCGGCAAAGATATGTGGTTAAACAAAGAGGACCGCGTAGGTCTTGTTAACTCAATCAATATTGAGAAGCAGGCCGGAAGACTGGATACCGTTTTATGGTTTGATGCGGTAAAGTATACGATACCTATATCAAGCGCTCTCCTTATGCTTAACTCGTTAGAGCTGTATGCTCTTGATTGCTACAATGTAACTCAGCAGCATATCGCGGCAGTTCGAGGATTGCAGACTAAAGAGGAGGTCGAATCTTACAACTACAAGACCGGTTATCCGAATAAACTAGAGTTTTCATTATAAACAGATAAAACTATGATTTTGACACTACTATCATTATTGGTTTTCGCATCTTATGTTGGTGTGATGATTTACAAGACAAAGGGTATCCCTTATTCTATTTCCGATACCTATTACATTCTGAGTAACAGGTATTGGTTCGGTATATGCATGATTCTCCCGTCTTTGCTTTTGCTTCCGGCCGCACTGGATGCAAGTACAGAAAACAGTCAGTTCCTGATCTTTCTTTCTGTAGTCGGAATGATCGTGTTGGGGGTATCCCCAAACTTTAGAGGAGCGCACAAGAAAGCTCATATAGCCGGCGCGGTGATGTCTCTTGTATTTTCTCAGATATGGGTAGGATGCAATTCGTGGTACTGGTTGCTGCTTTGGGCTGCATTTCTAATCTACGCGATAACGTTTGTTGTCAAGAACTGGTCTGGTAATTTTATATGGGACCTGACGGCATGCAAGTCTATGTTTTGGATTGAGGTAATCTCGTTGTTAACCGTTTACTTGACTTGTTTGCTATGAAGGAAGCTATAGTACATACAACTACAGGCGGATTTGCGGCAATCGCTACCGCATTTGTTTCCGAGTCATTGCAGAATATGATTCCGTGGCTGATTGTATCATGTGCGGTAATCCTTTGTGATCTTCTCTTCGGTGTCAGAAAAAGTATGCTAATGGGTGAAAAAGTCAGATTCTCTCGTGCAATTCGCGCTACTATGGGAAAGATGGTTACTTATTTTGCTTTTGTCTGCATGGTCTGCATGATCACAGTAGCAAGTCATAGCGAATATCCTATTGATGTGTATTCTTGCTTATTGGTATGCTTCATCGAAGGGTGTTCGATTGTCGGCAATATATTGAAACCAAAGGGGATCAATATAAATGTGATTGGAGCTTTGGGAGTCTTTGGGAAGAAGGTGTTCAAGGTTGACAAGGAAGATGTCAGAGATATAATTCAAGAAGAAACTCATGAGTTGGATCAAAGAAAGTAACCGTCCTAAGCACCTGCTTTATGCTATCCCAGCAGGTGCATTGCTTACCATCTTGTTTGTCGCAGGGCTAGCGGCCGGCATGGAATTCAAGGACAGAGCTTGGGGTGGCAAATGGGACTGGCTTGATATTGCCGCAACGTTAATTGGAGGTCTTATCGGTCAGGCTATTCAGATATTAGTATTGATTTTAATTTTATAGGAGGAAACATATATGGCAGATGTGAAGAAATTGGCACCGTTTATTCAAAAGTGGGAAGGCGGTTTCGTTAATGATCCGGATGACTTGGGAGGTGCTACTAATATGGGAGTAACAATCGCTACCTATGAGGCGTATTGTAAAAAGAAAGGCTATCCTAAACCGACTATAGAGAGACTAAAGAATCTTTCCAAGGAGGAATGGACAGAGATATTGAAAACTATGTACTGGGATAGATGGAAGGCAGACGAGATCAAGTCTCAGTCGGTCGCTAATATTTTAGTTGATTGGATATGGGCCTCCGGTATTCATGGTATCAAGATTCCGCAGGAATTGGTTGGTGTAATGCCGGACGGAATTGTCGGACCAAAAACTATAGCGGCAGTTAATTCTAAGAATCCACGCGAGTTATTTGATCGTATCAAGATTGCCCGCTTCGATTTTATAGAAGATATCTGCCGGAAGCGTCCCGCAAACAACAAGTTCAAACGCGGATGGCTGAACAGAGTTAACGATATCAAATTTGAATCATAATAAGAGGAGGAATAATCATGAAAGAAACATCTATAACCTTTACGAAGGGTGAGAAGAACTATGTAAGCGATGCCGTTCAGGTAAATTCTGCGGAAGTAGGATTGCAGATTACATTTGAAAAAGGCGGTAAGCTTTGGGTGTATATAAGCTATGATGGACAGAAATACTCTTCAGTGGACAGCAGAAACTACACAAAAGACTTTGCTCGTCCGATCGTCGGCCTTATCCCCGGGCAATATCTCAAAATCGAATGTGAAACAGAACCGGTAAAGGCTTCTATCTTTGAATCGGAAGAATAATGGACGCAATAGGATTAAATCCAATTAAGCTTGATGCGATAGGGCTTGATCCTATTCGCATGAATGCGATACGCTTAGGAGTTCCGGGAGCTTCTTCCGGTTCCGGTCGTCCCTACATCGACCCCGAACTACTCAGCCATGTCAAGATGGCCATCTCCACCTGGGGCAAGACCAACGACGACCCCGACCGGGCTGTTTTGAAGGACTTGTCCGGCAACGGGAACGACATGCGCCTGCTGAACTTCGGATTTGCGGGGAATAGTGGGTATGGGCTGTATGGTACTGATTTTACTACTTATCAAACTGTTCCTGCCTCTGTAGAAGTTGTTAGAACACATAATAAACTATCTGCTACAAATCATGGCATTATAGGTCATATGATTATCTATAAAACCATTGAAGATTCTTCTAGTTATCCGGATACTCCTGCTTTTAAAATAAAAGTTACTAATTTAACTAGCGAATTAAGATACTATTATGTTAGTGAGACCAATACGGCTATCAGAACTTCAATTGCTATTACTTCTGATGGAGTGTATGATTTGCCTGAATCTAAGAATACATTATTTAATGGCACAGAACCTATTAATATTGGATTCTCAACATCCGCCGGCGGTTCTGTTACTATCGAGCAACTCCCCGACTTCGAAGGCTGGCTATGTACAGACGGAGTAGACGACATGATTGTCAGCGAAAAGACCGTTGACGAAATGATAGGAGATAGCAAGGAATGTACTGTCATTAGCATAATTAACTATATTTCCGATATAGCTGCTTCTACGAATGTATTCGGTCGAAGATATATTAGAAATAGCTTCATTGGTAATGGCATTGATGGCAAGTATTATATTTGCGGATATACTTCTGAAAATATTGATGAAAGAGGAAATGTAACTGTTATCAATGATATTCTAGGAGATAAAAATGATTTTAATGCTAATTATGTCGCTGCTGCTGGAGTTGCTGATTATTTTTCAGTTACCGGATATCTTAATACAGATAATGTTCCTAAAAAATGTATTAAAATTGCCTACGCAGGTGGCTTTATCGCCAACAAAGTCCTGACTACCGACGAAATCAATCAGATCATCGCCTATTTCAACTTGGATCGTCCCGGACAGATCATCAAGCCTCAGTTGTACTGTAACATAAAGAAGCAGGGTATCACTAACGACAACCACGCAGAGTTTAACGATCAGTTGATTGACTTTGTAGGAGGTCACAACATTCAGTTGAATAATATCAGTTGGGAAGGAGAGAGTGGTATCAATAGTTATCCTGTTGTGTTTGGTGCTAATAAAACTTGGTATTCACTAACTATAAAAAACTATGAATACACATTAAATCCAAATATAATTCATCTGACACATATAAATACTGCCACAGCTCTACAATATACTTATTTAAAAAATGATGGAGTTATTTCTAGTATTAATAGAGAAGCTCCTGCTTTTAAATTAAAAGTTACAGGTTTAAATAATAATATTTATGTATATTATAGATATCTTGCTACATCTGATGCTACCACCATAAGTGTGTATAATATAAAAGAAGATGGAATTTATGATATACCTAAATCATATAAAGTAACAAATGCTATGACATTGCCAACAGTATTTACTAGTTTAGGAATTGGTAATACTGATGGTGTTTTCGAACATGATTGTAATCTAACATTAGAAATACTCCCCACCATCGAGAATGCCCTCTGCCTAGACGGCATCTCCGACTTCGGCAAGGCTACCGGATTGCCTGTTTTGAAGGACTATACGGTAGTGGCGGATAGAAAGATATTGGGGAATAATGAAGGTGGTACTTTGTCTAAATCTTATTCCGCAGGCAATGGTGCTTTTATATTTGAAACTGGAAGTGTAATCTATTCGTTTGGTACTGGTACAAGTGGAAGCGGAGTTCAAAGTAAGAGAATGTTATCCTACCTCTCAAAATACATTTATAATGGTAATCCTGTCCAAGCAGGTGCAGGCATTGACAGTGATTCTATGTGGTTAGGAACACTGAGAGACAACGATACTAGATTTGCTAAATTAGCATTACGGTCTCTCCTGCTCTTCTCCTACAGCCTCTCCGAATTCTTGCTAGAGAGACAATTGAGAAAGTACAATGCAGGCACTCTGTATCCGGATATGATTGAGTGGAGACCGATCGTAAAGAGTAACATCCCTTACTCCTCAATCTCTTACTCAGTTAATCCAGGAGAATACATTGCCGAAGGTAGCACAGTAACTATCACTATAACATTGTCAAATGCTTCTGATAAACTGGTCGGTGTATCATCTAACGCCATCAGCGACATATCCATCTCTGGAGACAATGGTGTCTATAAAGTAACCGGAAAGGTCACCAAGTCTCCTCAGAAGATCAGCATAGTTATCTCCAGCTACTTGACAATGTTAGGTAACGATACTTTAATTTCAAATGAAACATTAATTAAAAACGAATAATATGGAAAAGATATTTGACATAGCAAAAGACTCCGAAAAATCATGGGGAGTCATTGCGCAAGGGATAGATGGGAATTTTGAGGAGTTAAGCCTCAAAGTGGACGGAACGCGGAGGATTACTGGTAAGGATTTCTATAATGGAGTGTATGAGTATGGAACCGGTATCAAGGATAGCAGGTATAATGTTGTATGTGGTCCATTGAAAATCTCTGTAGGAGAAAAAATAAACATTGTACCTTCTGGCACAACAAAAATGGGAGCAAGAATATTCGACAGCGAGAATCTCGCCAATGCGACTACGTTGAAGAATACAATTGATATATTATCAGAATATGAATATATCTCAGAATTTGACGGATATATTCTTTTTAGCGCAAACGACACAAGAGGTGTTGTTATTTCTGCTGAAACATGCACAGTTTCAATTTTGCTTGTCAACAATTTAACAGATAAGACAAACGACAAGATTGAAAAGTTAGAAGAAGAAGTTTCAAAATTAGATGTTAATATATGTTGCTCTCCATTTTCTCACGTGAATACGACGATAGTAAACGATTGCCAGCATAGCGATTCGTATGAATTGTCAAACGGAGAAATTGACGCAACAAACAAACTGCTTTGGAATCATTCGTTGCATATAAACAACGGAAATGTTGTGTTTAAGATAAATCCTATTAACCTTGTTGACAATGTTTTATCGTTAAAGATGATGATAAATAGCATTGCATCAAGCGAAAAAAGCGTAGAGGTTAAGATATATAACAACACAGAACCAAACAATTACTATGTCTATGAATTAATGCGGGCAAACGTCAACACTGTATATGGCACATGGCGTGAATACACAATACCATCACTTGCGTATTGGTATAAAAATGGAAATTCTGTCAATCTAGAGAGTATCGACAGAATATCTATCAGTGGAGTTAATTGCGATTTTAATGTACAGTATGTAGGAATTAAGTCAAATAGACTGAAAAAAGGTATTGTGACATTTACATTTGACGACGGCTATAAGTCACAAGCTCTTGCTATGAAGGCTCTCGCAGAAAGAGGATTGAGCGGAACTATCTTTGCAATAAAGGATACTTTTAGCTATGGCGATGATAGTGAATTCCTCAACTTAAATGGATTTAGAGAAGTTGTTGATAAATATAACGCTGATATAGAGTGTCACGGAGCATCATCATTTGATGATATGTCAGATGATAATGAATTGGCTACGTATATGCAGCAAACGAAACAAATACTTATTGATAACGGACTTGGAAAGGGAGACTATATGGCATATCCAAATGGATTCCACTCTGATCGAGTTGTCAACATTGCGAAAAGATTCTTTAAGGCATGCCGAACAATTCAGAATTATATACCGATGGAAACCTATCCCCCGTATGATTTGTATCGAATAAGAGCGTACAGTAATATCACGTCATCAAGTACAGACAAGATTAAACAGCTTATTGACAGGGCTGTATCTTCTGGGGCATGGCTTATTTTGGTATATCATAAAATTGAAGATGGAGAAACGGGGATGTATTGCAGCCTTGAGTCATTAGAGGAAGTAATTGACTATGCTGTCAATTCGGGTATTAGGATTATGAACTTTAAGGATGTCTTTGAATCTGGAGTCGTTATTTAACGTAAGTCAACTACTTAAGATAACTCAATATTAACTGACTTGTTATAAAAAGCAATTATGAAATACATTGTATTCCCAACAATTGACTTGCAAGAGGTTCCTCGAGAGGAAATAGACAAGCGTAATCTTGTTCCTCGCAAGAGTGTAAATGAAAGTAAGACCTTGATGAAATGCCAGCATTACGCTGAGTTATTTCCTCACAAAATGATTAAAACTATTGCTGACGATGGATCGGAAGAGCTATCTTTCCCTTATCCTACCTACGAAGGCGAAGAGTTGAATACTTTATTGTCCGGTCCGGAGTGGTCATCAAGTGAAAGTATCATATGAAATCTCTCCCTTGGATATTAGTCTGCCTGCTTGTATGCGTGGTCGTGTGGATGCGTTGTAATCCGCACGATCCATCAACGGTGTACATTAAGGGAGATACTGTACGTATCCGGGATACGATAAGAGACACCATTCCCATACCGGTAAAGGAAACTCTGAAGCGTACCGATACGGTGTATTTGCCGATTATAGTAGATACCACTACCGACAGAACCGTAGAAGGCGATTCGGTTCCGGTACTTATACCGATAACAAGCAAGGAGTATAAGACTGATGATTACCGGGCAGTGGTTAGCGGTTATAAGCCCAGCCTTGACTTTATGGAAGTCTACAGGGAAAAGGAAATCATTACTCTTAAACCGAAGCAAAAACGCTGGGGCTTTGGTCTGCAAGTAGGATACGGTTATCCAAGTGGATTGTATGTCGGTGGTGGAGTTAGTTATAACTTATTTATGTGGTAATACCGGCACTATCTTCACAGACCGTTTCCGGTATGAAAAGTTTAAGCTTTATTGATATAACAATTGACTGCGGAAAATGTTTAAGAAAGGAGGACAAAATGAGACATTAATTGATCCTGAATAATCAATTCGAGGAACATCTCGGAATGATTATTAAGCACTAAGTTACCGGTAAAGTAGAAGGCCGGTTATCATAACAAATGTAGCTCTTTCGGGGGATAGAGTAAAAAGAACCCCCGACACTAAAGTTGACGCCAATCAAACTTTTAAACATACAAAAGCATGCATAGATAGTGCCAGGGGTATAATGTCCTTAACATTTCTATACATGCTTTTGTTCTTTCAATAACCGTAAGTTTGATTGGCAAAGGCAAAAGTACAATAAAAAATTAAATTACTATGTGTAAGTCAGAGATTTTTGCCGAGATTCTAAATGTTGTTGGAAAAGAAACTGAAGTTTCTACTGAATTGATCCTTTCATCAAGTAAAGTTACTGAAGTTGTTGACGCCCGTTCTATTGTAGTATTCTTCCTCGCTGAATACGGGCTATACCCTGAACAAATAGCGACTTTGCTTCACAAGACATCCGCTAGTATCCGCTACCTTATATCTACTTTTGAAAGCCGTAAACTGGCAAACAAAATGATTGCAATATATCTGCAAAATATTCGCAAATCGCTTGAAAATGAGCTCTGATTTACGCAGTTTCTATTATATACTTTTGTGATGCGGTTGATATTGACCGTGTTATAATTGTATATTAATATGAGTGAAACAAAGACTTACGTTTTCCCGGAATCAGGCGGGAGCGGTGGCGGTAATGGAATGATGGCTATGCTTGCTCCATTATTGCAACAGAAAGGTATTGATCCCAACTTGTTGGTTGCTATGCAAGGAAAGAACAACAACGGATTTGGTGGTGATGGATCATGGTTCATGTGGATAATCTTCCTCTTCTTCCTATTCCCCCTTTTCGGACGCAATGGATGGGGAAACAATGGAGATGGCGGAAACGGTGGCGGATTTGCCGGAGCCGGTATCCCTAACTTAATTAACAACGATGCAGGAAGGGAGTTACTTATGAGTGCAATTCAGGGGAACGGACAGGCAATCAACAATCTGGCTACTAATTTGAACTGTTCAATCGGTCAGGTTCAGAATGCTATCAATGGGGTGATGTCACAGGTGCAACAGGTAGGAAATCAGGTTGGTCAAAGCTCAATGCAGATTATCAATGCTATCCAGCAGGGTAACTGTCAGATCGCTCAACAGATTGCTTCATGCTGCTGCGAAAACCGTCTGGCGATCTGTCAGCAAACAAACACATTGCAAAATGCCATTAACGGTGTTGCGACTGGTCAGGAAAGAGGCTTTGCTTCTGTTGCATATGAAACTCAACGTCAGACTTGTGATCTGCAAAATTCCATCAAGGATAGCACCCAGCAGATTCTTGCCGGCCAGCGTGCGGCTGAAATGCGTGAAATGCAGAACAAGATTGATAAACTTCGTGAGGAGAATAGCACATTTAAGAGTTCTGCTATGACCTCTCAGATTGTCGGACAGGCAACGGCTCCTCTTGGTGCAGCTTTAAATGATTTGAGTACTCGTCTTGCAAAAATCGAATGTAACCAGCCGGAAGTAGCGAAGGTGCCTTATAGTCCGGTTGTAGGGATTCCTTCTTGCGTTGCAGCTCAGTATGGTCTTTACAATGGTATTGGGGCATGGGGCAATTTTAATGGTTGGGGATAAAAGGAAGGAGGCATTATATGGCATTCATTAGTCCTTTTATCATGGCAAATAAGAATGGTATTCCCAGATTGGAAAGTACAGGTGTTACCGTAGGTACTACCAACGTACGTTTCTCTTTCCGGAATCATCCGTTCCTTTCTGCTCCATTTAGCGGATTGATTCTGTTCCGTTTGGCACAGCCGATCCCTTCCGGTACTACTGGTACATTGCCGGTAGTGTTTGATACCAACGGTGCTACTCAAGCACTGACTACGATCGCCGGCGCAGATGTTGCTGCTTCGGATATTACCGGTACCGGAATTTATCTGTGCTACTACGAATCAGGTAGCAACACATTGCAAATTCTTACCGGAGTAGTTTAAAATAATGGGCGGGAGTAATCCCGCTCTTTAAAGAGTTAATAAATTATGCCTTTTCAGAATCTAAGAGTAAACAGCGAGTTTTTTATCCTACACAAGGATAACACTCCATACATAGAAGTTGGCTCCGTCTCCGGAGTTTCTACACCGGTTGCTGAGTTTATGCAGCAGCCTCTCCCTTATGGACAGCCTCCTAGAATGGTGGTTGATGTGACCATCAAGGTTGGTGAGCAAACTGTTACATTTCAGAAAATACCTGCAATGTCTGACATTGCTGATGCAAACTTTCCCGGAGGTGGGAATATGGTAATATCCGGCTCAAGGGAATCGATGAATGCAGAAGTTGCCGCCATGCGCAACCGCTCCTCGGAGATATTGGGCAGTGTCGATCATCATCGTTCCGTCATGGAGTCATGCGACAAGATGCTTCAGGTACTTAATCCGGAATTTGCAGAACGCCAGCGTCAGGAAGCGGAAAATAAAGCGCTTCGGCAAGAACTTAGCGAATTGAAGGCTATGATGGCTGATTTCTTCAAGTCTTCTGAAAAGGCATCTGGTAGTAACAATTCTAAAAAACAATAGTATGATGATGATTGAGATTTCCGAGAGCAAGGTCGAGAAAATGTCCGACTACGCTGAAAAGATGCTTAAATACGGTGGTAAGCTGATGCAATGCATCGAAGAATTATCCGGTGGTGAAAGCATGGGAAGACGTGAACGTTATTATGACGATGACGACGACCGCTATGACGAGATGGGCGAACGTGATAATTATGGTGGTGGTTCTGGTCGTGGCGGCTATGGCGAGAGACGTGGCGTACGTGGTACAGGACGCTATTCCCGTTACCGTTAATGTTTAATTAGGGAGTGGATTGATTCTACTCCCTATAACTTTATTAAATCATGAGAAGAGAACCGCTGGATATAAGAGATAGAAGACCGGAAGAGATGGAAGCATATCTTTCACACTTTGGATGGCATTTCAACAAGAAAATGTGTGAGTTTGCCGTGTCCTTAATGAAAAAGATGAATCCTCAAACTGGAAAGAAGGAACGTATTGAACCAATCTCCAAAGAGAAGGTTGACGAATTGCTCGCCCGTTACGGAATAAAGCTTGAAAACAATGTGTTGTATGATTATGTATATTGGGCTAATCAATGCAAGGCTGATACATTCAAATCCTCCGTGCCGGATGAAGCACACATGGCATTATACATAAAAGACATGGTCGACGATCCGGATGCTCCTGACGGCATGGCAATGTGTATGTGGTACGCTAAGATGAACAGAGCCGGAGAACCGGTAGAGTGGGACGAAATGCTTTGATAAATGATAAGGCAACGGTTTACATTACCCAAGTATGACTGGAACTGCATGGTTTACTATGCGGTAGATACATATTATACAGAAGAGATACTCGATAATATGCATTCCATCGGCTGCGACGGTGATATGCTCCGTACCGCGTATGATAATATTAGCTCCGGCAATTTGAATACCGGAGTTACTTACTCCAACTTCGGGACACGGGAAACAGTAATGGTTATTGCTATCACTTCTTCACCAAAGGAGTTTGCCAAATCTTGGCGGCATGAATGCGGGCACATGGCCACCCATATCTGCCAGGCGTTTGGCATTGATCCATATGGAGAAGAAATTCAGTATATTGGTGATGATATCATCGAAAAGACATGGGAATACGCGAAGTCATTACTATGTGAGTGTAATTGCTGTAAAAACAAGGTTAAACATTTAATACATTAATTCCATGAAAAAGAAGCAAGTGCAAAAAGCATTAAAGAGTGATACTCCCATTAATAGTATGTATTCTCTTATCCCTAACAACAAGATGCAGGCTTTCAAAAAGTTTGCCTCCCGATTTGGATTTACTGAAGAACGAATAAAAACAGTGCTCGAAAATGAGAAACGATAAGTTGGACATGTTGCTTGAACAGGCCGACGACCGGTATCACTCGGATTTCTGCCGGCTCCTGCTGGTGATGCTATGGAACGCCTAGAAAGGTGGTTGTATTGGCTGATTCCCTTTGTGATTATTGCGAGGGTTATATTGTTATGTATATAAAATATATTAGATTTTGAATTATATTTGTTTGAAATAAAAAGATTATATATCTTTGTGTACACCAATTTTATAATATATGACAGCGATAGTTGGAGTTTTAAATAAACATGCAGTTGCTGTAGCTGCGGATAGCGCAGCAACAATAAATGGAACATTAGGACGTAAAGTACTAAATCAAGCCAATAAAATAATAACAATATCCAAATATCATCCCATAGCGGTAATGATATATAGTTCTTCGTCTTTTTTAGGGACTCCTTGGGATGTGATTGTCAAACTATATAGGGACAATTTAAAAGAAAAGGATTTTAATTCTGTTTCGGATTACATTTCGGATTTCATTAAATTTTTATCTGATAATTCTTTCTTCTGTAGTGAAGGTTTCCAAAGAAAAGTCCTTCGTATGCATATTTTTAGGCTTTATCAAGATATAGAAAGAAAGGCGATAGCTATAATTGGTGGGGAAGTCACAGACTCTAATAAGCCTTATCTTTTTAAAACGATTAAAGACGAATTATCTTCTTTAAAAGAAAAATTGGATAAATCAGAACCTTGTGAAGGGTTAAAATCATACACCTTTGAAAAATTTGAAAAGTACTCTATAGATATACTTGATGAATTATATAATTATATCGTAAATCATACAGGAGCTTCTCCGGAATTATACGAGCATGCAAAACAAACAGCTTTTTCATTTTTGAAGTCTAGTTTCAATCTGTTAGGATATACAGGATTGGTATTTGTTGGTTATGGTAAATTTGATATTTTCCCATCATTAAAATCTATCAATGTTTCAACAGCTTTTGATGGTTTTTTGAAATACTCTTATGACAAACAGTCAGAAGCAGTTATATCAGAAAATAATATGGCTGCGATTTGCCCTTTTGCTCAAACTGATGTTATGGAGACCATTTTGACAGGTATCGATCCTAGTGTTAAGCATTTTGTAAGTGACCTGTTTTTTAAATCGTTAAACGCATATTCAACGCTAGTCTCTAATACGATAAAAGCAAATAATGGAGATTCAATATTATCTACAGCCATAGAAAAGCTGGATATTTCAGGAATAAGAAAAGTATTTGATGAAGCTATAAATAATATAATTGGTAAACAATATATTTCCCCACTTGTTGATACTGTAGCCTACTTAGAGAAGGAAGATATGGCAGAAATGGCAGAAAGTGGGGAAATATATTGTTTA